TAATTTCATTATTTACCTATTATGTCAGAAATCGTTTTTAATATACCCATACCAATTAAAGTTAACGCAGCATAGAAGTAAGATTTATACTTTTTTACCTCTGATCTTAATTGATTGAAATCGCTTTTTAACTCCCTATGTTCTTTAACTAAACCAACAGCATCTGGGTCTATTGGATTACCAGCAAGTAATTGATATATATCTTTTACCATATCCTTCACTTCTTTCATATCATCTTTCAACTTTTCTATTTCATTAGCCATAGAATCAATCTTACCTGCCTCAAAGTGTGTCATTACGATGCAATAATTTTATTAACTAGAGTATATCCTGTTGTATCTTTAAATTCTGATGAATATAATAATGAGTTTTGATTTCTCTGTTTAAAATCCATTTTGAAATCAAGCAATACAAAAGTTACATCATCTAGTCCTATTGGGTCATAAGTAAATTTATCACCTATCCAATAAAGATCAGATTTATAATCACCCTCTATTACTAAATTTGAAAGTCCATTATTCTTTTGTATTTCCTCACCTACATTTCTTTGAATACCAGGTATAGCTAAACTATCGTAGTCTAAAACCATATCATAATCTTTGGTAATTAAAGAATTTGAAATTGTAGATACTATATTTTGTGGGTTATTAAATACTGTACCATCATAAGGAATAATAGATAGATACGATTGCTCATTTGCTATTATAGCAGTAGTATCAAAAGATTGCCTTTCTTTATTTAATTTAAGTCCAGAGTAATAAGTTTCAGATGATTGACTTAAATATACACCATCAGTATTATTGTTTTTATATGTTTGTATTATAGCATACTTTCCATAGGAATAATAAGGATCTAATGATGGGTTGTAATTAGCACAATAAGGAGAATATATCTTCATAAATAAATCACCCTTGGCTGGTATCTTAATATTCTTTATATTACTAGATGATAGATAAGTTTCTGCTGTAACAAAAACACCTGTAATGTCATTGTAATAATAAGTAATAGGAACATCATCAATATCTTTTGATATAAATACAAGAGAGGTTTTAACATATACCTCATCACCAATACCATCTCTTCTAGCATCGTAAACAAATTCAGATGATACGGATACAACGTCTGCCTGATTAACAGATACTGGTGTATTAGAAATCATATAGAATCTATTATCAAATGTTGAAGTTACAACAGTTAATCTTAATCCAAATCTAAAATTGTAAGGTGATGTAGCACTTGTAGCATATACCCCTCTTACTGGCTGTACAAATGATCCAACTAATGTATATTCAGAAAGTTGTTTAATTGGAGTTAATGTTGGGTCTGATGGGTCATAGTATATACTTTCACCCCATAAAAACGCATTAGTATTATTTGTTGTTACTGCAACATTACTTGATATTTCTAAATACTTAGTAGGTTGTGAATATCTAATTACCTGTGATTTACCTAAATTTCTAAATGATGCTGAATTTAATACAACTGGTGTATCAGTAACCACTTCTGTTCCAATAAATCCAACACCTTTTGTATATTTTCTATAAGTTCTAGTATTATTATTGACTAAGTTTTTATATGATGATATATATAACTTTCCATATTTTTGATAACACATTAAGCCAAATTGAGTACATATACCATTTAATATATCATAATTAAACATATAGTTACCAAGTTTGTCCATTAAGGAGTTTTTTTGGATATATATTTCGGAAAAATCAAGATATGTAGGTATTATATTACCAGAATTATTTATTCCACCATAAGGAGCATAAAATTCATAAGGTATTTCAATCATATAATCATCAAAAAGACCAAATGAATCTAAATTATCAAGTATTAATTCTTCTATTGAAATTATATCTTTAGCAAAATATTCTACTTCTTTAACATCTTCTGATTCAAAATAATTTTCTGCTTTTATTAATGATACATCTGAGAAAACAAGATTAAATTGTATAGGAGCTATTTCTTTAATGCTAACGTCGGAAGTCGTAATATAATATCCTTTCCAAATAATATCATCACCTCTTTTTAATTCTAAATAATAATCATCTATTTCTGCTGTAAGTAGATCTAAAATATCTAATCCATTATTATCCCATATAGCATTATATAAATTCCATACACTATTTTCATCTTCCCAAACTATATCTAATCCTGAAGCATCCCTTATTAATATATTTAATGTAGCTATTGATGATATTATTGGATTGTATGATGAATCTCCATCTCTTTGTGTTTCAATAATTAATGGTTGACCAGAGCCATTTAAATCAGTCAATGCTCCTATATAATCCTTTTTATATACGGTAGCTACATAATTTGCAGTAGTATTAGAATATACATCAGAAAACTCTAGTTTATACCTTTCTCCGTAAGCCATTAATAATATCCGTTTCTATTTTTTGATGCCCTATTCATTAATATTACTAAGTCATTTCCACTAATTTTAGCCTCTAATTGACCCATCATTTGACCACTATCTGTATTGACCATTAAAGACTTTAATTTGTCTAATGGAGCTATTACTTCTGGATTATTTTTAGCACCAGGATATTCACCAACAAGAGCCGCTGATGGACCAGAAAATATACCACCTTTAGCTCTTGGAACTAATCCAGGAAACATTCCCTTACCTCCCATTAATCCAGAAAATGCTTTACCAAATGATTTACCACCTCCTGCTGCACCTCCTGTAGCTACAGAAATAACTACTGCTAATATTACTGCTGCTGCAATTGCTGCTAATAATTTTGCTATTACTTGAGCTAATGCACTTATTATTGATTTAAAACCAAATTCACCAGTACGAAACATAGTTTCAAAAGCTCCTGCTAATGGGCCAACTAATATATTACCCATGTCGGTTAACAACTCTCTAGTGTCATTAATCTTTTTGTTTTGCTTATCGTATGCCTCATTTCTTTTTTCAAGAATAGCATAAGTTGGATCATCAGATATAGAACCTGCTACTGAATCATTACCTAAAGCATTTAATTCTTTTTGTGAAGCTATTTGCTTTTCCTTGGCGTCAGATTCTGCCTCAACTGCTAATTTTGCTTGGTTAGCTATTGTAAGTCCCTGTAATTTAGCTGCAAATATTTTACCTTCCTCACCAAAAAGTTTTTTATTCGCATCAAGCATTTGATCACTTAAATTCTTATATTCTTTAGATAGTGGAGATACACCTAACTTTATAAGCGATTCAAGTGCTTTTTTATGTACATCAACTAATTTGTTAGCTTTTTCTAATTCACTTGAAAACGTATCATATTTTATTATTTTTATTTCATCTGTAAGTGTTTTATAAACTTCTGCTAATTTATCAGTTGACTTAGTTTTCTTTTTTACTGCATCATCGCTAAATTTCAAACTTGCAATAGAATCTTTTAAGTTAAAATTAAAGTCAACTAATTTTTCGGTAGCAAACTGATTTTTAGTTGCGAAATCTTGAAAGTTTTTACCTACTTGAGAAATTGCAGCACCTAATGCAGGACTTGTTAGTGAAACAAAAGAACCTATACCAGAACTTAAATTCTTTATAAAGAAAGAGAATATGTTTATTACTTGATTAAATACTCCCTTGAATATAGAAACTATAGCCTTACCCATTAAATTAAAATCTCCACTTATTAATCCAGTAGCTAATTTAACAAATCCTATAAGGATAGTAAGAAGGTTTTTAACAGTATCTTTTAGTGTTGTAAATGTTCTTGAAGTTCCACTTGTAATATCTTTTCCGAACTTATCCCATATAGTTTTTATAAGATTAATGAAAGCATCAAAATAACCTTTTATAGCATTAAACCCAGTTATTACACCAGATATTACACCATTTAATATTTCAGATGCAGGAGGTCTACTTAAAAATTCTACTAATTTACCTATAATGTTTTCACTATCGAGAGCCATCTTTTGTATAGCTCCACCAACGCTTTTACCATCCCTTTGAACACCTTGTGCCCAATAAGCAAATATTGTTAACCCAGCAGTTAATACAGACCCTAATAATGATATAGCAGCACCTACACCAGCAGATACACCACTAAGCATAACTAATTGGTCAATAAGTATAGGTACGTTGTTTGATATAGCTAATAATCCAAGACCAAAACTTTGAGAGAAAAATCCAGCATCCCTTATTACCTGCCCAAAAGCAAAAGTAGCAAGTCTAGCACGATTCATATCCATACCAACATTAGCTATAGTTTTACTAGCATCTTTAAAACTTGTACTAGCTACTGCTCCTGCTGCCTTAAATGACGAATCTAATTTAGCTAACGTAGCCTCGATATTTTTTATCTTAGCTGTTAAATCACCTAAATCCGCTGTTATCTTGACCTGAAAATTACTATCCATTATCTAACTTTTTAACGACCTCTTCAAAGTCTTGTTTTGTTATTGCTTCTAACTTAGGCTTTTTGGGTTTACCTAGTCTATCTGTCCAAAGAGGAAGAATTTTATCGGGGCTTTTTTGATCTTGTTTCTTAGTTACATTTGAGTTGTAAATCATAGAAATTAATGACCTAGTATGTTCCCAATCCCTCGTTTGTCTTTTGATAGTACCATAGGCAAATCTATTATAATCAACCCATGTCATATCATAAAATTGATCGGGAAGAAGTCCAACATCGCCTATGGCAAAGTCTAAAACCTCTTCCCAAGCTATTTTTTTGGCTTTACAGATTTAGATGGTGCAATATCTATATTCATTGCGTCTTGAATATCTACTATACCTTGAGAAGTCTTTACAGATTGTTCAAATAAGCTAATTACATCCGTTACCTGGCTCATTGGCATATCATCTACCCATACCAAAACATCATCCATAGTAAAGTCCATGATTTCCTTCTTGATATAAGAGTTATTCTTTAATCCACAATAGATTAAGTCAGAACATAGCTTAATAGGGTTTTCCTCATTAAACTCAACAACTCCAGTACCGTTAATTTTAGAATACTCCATTAAAGCATAATTACCAAATTTGATACCACGCTTTTTACCACCTAATTCTAATTGTATATATCCTGCACTCATTTTATTTTTCTTTAAGTAATTGTGGTTACTGTCAGAAAAAAATTGATTAGGCTACTACTGATTGTGCTAATGCACCAGTTCCTTGGAAAGATACGCTATAGCCAGATGGTGATTCCATATCAGCTGTTTGAGAGATAGAAGAAATGAAAGCATTACCACTTAATACCATATCTCCAGCAGTCGATGTTGAGAAAGTTACAGCTACAGCAGTACGAGCAATAAGCAATGCTACAAGTTCATCAGTTTCTACACTTGCAGAAGTTGCATAGTCAATAAGACCATCAGAAGATAAAGTCCATCCTCTTACACCTGCGAAAAACTCACTCCATCCAGCAGAATCCTTAGTGGTTGCATCTGGTAGATCTACAGTTAATTCTAAACTAGCAGTAGTAGCCTTTAACAAAGGTACACCACCTACTTTAATTACTAAATTTGTTCCGTTAATTAATGCCATTTTATTTTAATTTTAATTGTTTA